CAAACTGCTGGGCCAGTAGCTCTTTGCGGTCAATGGCCTTGTCGTCGTCGTCGGGAATGATCTGATCTTGGGTGTCCAAGTTCATCGTCTCCTAAGTTGGTCTAAAACTCTATCGCAGTCCCTGTCGGAAACATTCCAAAGCTGTTCCCGTAAAACCTTAATGCGCTTTTCCCTAGACACTTGAACCGGCTTGGGGGCTTCCATCTTTTCGTTGCCCACTTCAAAACAATTATGCCGACGCAAATGCTCTCTATGCTGAGAGCGCGAAGAAATCATACTGCCGTCCACCATGCTCTTATATGGTTGAATGTCAAGCATTATTTGGTGCTTTGCTTTGCTAGTCTTTCCGAATTCTTCACGGACCCATACGAGTTCTTCGTTTTCGTATTCAGCCAGCAAGCCTTTTCTGTCGTATATTGCTCTGTATTTGCTCATAGAAGTACCATTAAATCTTCATCTTCCATTTCTAAATATTCGTTCCAAAGACGCTCAGTGCGGTCTAAGTCATTAATTAGCTTATCAAAATCTATGCTGGGTAATGACTTGCCGGTCTTTTTGCTAGACTTGGCTTTTACTTCAAACCCAGCCGTGAGTTCTTTAGCTAGGGCTGGCTTGCCTTCAACAATACGCTCATACGCCGCAATAACATCGTCACGCTTGCGCGTAAGCCGTTGATTTTCCTTGTCAAACCGCTTCTTTAGCTTCTTGTGATAGTCGCCGTCATGGGTGTCATCGACAATGATAATTGGGGCTGGGACGTAGATTACGTTGCCAGCCGTGCCGGTGGCCCCTACGCCAGTCAGGTCAAACGATATGCCGCCGTGGCTAACCGTGCCGACCTGCCCGATGGCCTGAACGCCAGTCAGGGCAATGGTGGTCCCGCTGCTTTCGGTGCCGACTTGGCCCGTAGCTTGGACGCCAGTCAGGGCTATTGTGGTGCTGGGTGTAACGCTCCCTGCGGCCCCTGTGGCGGCATTCCCGGTCAGGGCGGTGTCTTCGGACGGGGTTTGTGTCCCTACCGCCCCAGTGGCCTGTACGCCTGTCAGGGCAACGGTACGCGCACCTACTCCTACGCTGCCAGGTGATCCAGTAGCAGCGTTGCCCGTAATTGGGAGGCTATCCCAAAGGGCGCTATCCCATGTGCCTGTGTCCCATGGACCCTGCGCCATAGGAGTTAAGCAATGCGGATAAGGGCGTTCGTCGCGTCACTAACTGGCATAGTCAGGGTAAACGTCCCGGCTGTCACAGTCTGCGAGCCAAAGGTATGGGCCGAAATGGCTTTATTGCTCTGGGTCGAGTTGTAAATCAGAACGCAATCAAAGGCCGTGGTCAGCGTGACAGTCGTGTAGGTCAAGCTGGCTGAAGGCGTCCAATAGCCAGTCGTGCCGCTAGTCGTGGGGTCCGTGGCATTTGTGACAGTAACGCCGCCCGCCGAGTATCCCGCGCCAGAGACTTCGCCGCTTACAGTATAAGCCGTGGTGGCCGCGTTGATCGTGGCCGAGGCTAGGTACAGCGCGGCCTTGAGCGTGTCCGCCCCCGTGCCAGCCCGAATGACAGTCGTACCAAGGGCGTGAATGCCAGAAAGAATCTCGCCCTTGAAGGACGTACACATTGCTTGAGTGTTGCTCACGAAAAGCCTCCAATTTCAGTTACGGAAATCACGGGTTTCTTCAGATGGACATGGACCGAGCGGTGGACCATTTCATCGCCATCCCAGTATTCAACCCAAGTAGTTGATTCATTGTCGTCTTCAAACTGGCCTTCGCGCTTGTCGAGCAACGCTTCGTCCATGTTGCCTTTGGTCGTCGTAATCACTGGATCATCCCCTGCGGAGCAACCGGGACAGGCTCAACGCCTATCGCCCTGCCGTCAGGGCCGCGCACAATCCGCTTTGGCGCGTTGGCAGCCCTGAGAACATCGTGGAGCCTCTGCATGGACTCGCCGTGCATATTTGCCATGTTGTTCTGGGCATTAGTCATCTGGTCCATTGCCATGCGGACGTTATCGCCCAGTTCCTTGGTGATGGTGTCAGCCGCCGCCTGTTGGGCCTCAATCATTGGTATGTCCATGCCGGGGTTGGCACCAATGCGAGCAACCATGATCTTGGTGGCCGCGTCCAGTTCCGTCTTCCAGCGTTCGTACTGCTCCTTGGCCGCCAGTTCCTGCATCTTGAGCTGGGCTTCATGCTGCTGGCGCTGCGTTTCAAGCTGCGCCTCCATCTGCATTTTCATCTGCTCAATCTGCATATCAGCCTGGGCGCGGGCCTGTTGGCTTTGCACATCAGCCTGAACCTTCATCTGGGCGGACTGCTGAAGCGCTTGGGCTTTAATCATTTCTGGGTTAGGCGGCGGGCTTTGGGCAGCCTTGGCCGCTTTGTTTTCAAGCTGCTTTGCAGCCAGGTCAATTGACCCTTCAATGACTTGGGCCTGTTTAAACCCGCCAACGGCATATTTTACGATCTCCATCAGCATGGGTGTCAGTTCAGGCACCTGCTGGGTTGCCGGGACCATTTCGCGCATCAGATTGCTGAATGCGCTCATAAACTCCATGCGCTCCTGCTTGTTTTGGTTCTCGTCAAGCTGGACAAGACTGTCAGCGGCGACCTGAATACGGAACGAACGAAGGGGACTATCCTGCATCAGTTGCAAGGCTTGGGGGATCATCTGCTGATCGGCAGGGGACATTTGCTGAGCCGCAGCTAGACGCAGGATAGTTTCAGGTTGGAACTTGGTGCAGATGATCTGCGCCTTTAGCCTCAGTAATTCGCTGGCAAATAGAGCAACGCTTTCCTGCATAGCTCGCAGTCGCAGCCCTGCATATTGCCCTTTAAGCTGCTGGGCCGTGGCCGATTCAGAAGCCGCGCCAGCACCGCGCAGAATGTCTGAAATACCCGTGATTTCATAAATCTGCCCTTTGATGTTGGCCTGTGCCTGGTAACAGTTAATGAGCGCGGAGGCCAACGTCTCGATGGGCAGAAGGTCGATAGAACCCTTCAGGCCACCCTTCTCGCTGAAGGCCATCCATTTATCGACGGGGATCAACGTATTGTTGTCACCTTCTGTCAACAAACGCTGTAGTGCTGGCTGCGAAGCATCATACACACCACGGACGCGCAGGGATTTGACTAGGCCGTCAATGCGGTCAGTCAGGATATCGAGTTCGTTGGCCTGATCCTGATACAGGATGAAGTCAGGCACTGGGATGAGGCTATCGCTGGTCGTGGTCGCGTATAGCGGCTTGGGGCAGGGGAAGAATCCTTCCAAGTCTAGCGGGTCTTCGCGCTCGTCCAGCAGTTCAACATAGTCATCCATGAGCCAGTAAACCTTGGCGGTTTCCTTGTCCCACAGTTCGCAAATCTTGGCCTTGTCGTTGTTCTTAGACGATTGGCCGTACTTCGTCAGGCTGTCTGGGCTGCTGTTAAACGAAATCTTCTTGGCAACCTTCTTGCCAAAGCGTTCCGCCACAGCGTCCTTGGACATATACACCCAGCGCCAGACTTGGGTTACTTCCTCCCAAGTACGAGCGCAAGAATGGCCGAAATCCTTCCAATGAACGTAATCGGTCGGGGCGCACTCGTACTCAATCTGCTCTAGGTTGGGCGGCGCACCCTCACCCTGCTCAATGTTGGAGGTGATGGATACGCCATCGTCCTCAATGCCGATGGGGGCAACGTGCGGCTCGTACCGTATCCATGCCGTGCCACGGCCACCCAAGAACCGATCCTCCACGCTGTAGGACATGGTGGAGCGAAAGTCAGGGTAATGCTCAATCTCAAAATCAATGGCCCGCTCAAGGAGCAAGCCCGCCACGCGACCTACCGGGTCGTTGTCCCCGAACCGGCGTGATACGTCGGCTTTCGGGAGTTTGGCGTAGACGGCTGGCTTTAGCGTCTGGACGTTTGACCAGAGGATATTGAAGCGAGCGGCCTCGTTGCCACCCTGCCCACGGCTATCGTCGCGGTAACGCTTAACGATCTTCTTGGTACGCGCCTGCCATTTGGCAAACTCGTTGTCGTACTGCGCGATAGTACGGAGATACTTTTCCAGTTCCGGTTGCAGTACGCCTTCCATGATTAGGCCGTGAAGAATCCGACAGCCATGACGGCAAGCCCTGCGCCGGTCGTGATCGCCCACGGGC